CCGGGAAAATTAGTAGTGTCATTAGCTGTAATTGTGAGCTGAGTTAATCGATTACGAATAAAGTTATCCGTTGCATCTACATCTTCATATACAGTTTTAGTAGGTTTACTATCTGAAGTAAGTGTAGAACCAAAACCAGACCAACTAATTGTAGCCAGCCCATCAATATCAAAATCAATAGAAGCTTCGTTTACTACTGCACTGGCAATTTTATAAACCTGTGGATTACTTCCTGCATCATCAAGAGAGAAGAAAATATCCGCTGTACCTAAAGTTGTTGTATTAGAACTAGCAAAGCTAATATCTAAGTCTGTAGCATCACGTGTGAAGCCGGTAAAATCATGAGAACTATAAGCAGCATCACCTACCATTAGCGCCCACAGTACTTCTTCTACTGCGTGATGAGCTACAGCATCATTTGCTGCGCCCGAGCCTGTTCCCGTCGATTTGAACGGACGAACATATGTTGAGAAGGACCACTCGACAGGAGCAAGTGAGTCGTTGAACATTCTTCGTCCACGCTTACTGACTCCAGAGGAATCTTCCATCTCTGCCAGAGTTACCTCTGTTGAGTTTGTTGCTTGTGAAAAGCTAAATCCATCAAGTACGGGAACTTCCCAAATTGCTGCTCCAATCTTGATGTACACTTTCGTGTCGCGACTAAAATATAAAGTATCGACTGCCATAGTTTTCTCCTATGAATCTTGAAAAGACCTGGACGTGAACATTTGTTCTTGCCAGAATTTTCTAGTATTGAATCTCTATTGTTATTTCTCCAACACCTAGAGGTTCTAAAGCTCCTTCATCAGTATCAATACTGATTATAGAGATTTGATTAGTAGTAAATAAATTATTTTGCTTATCACTATACTGTAATCGTGAGTTTTCTTCAATAACTGTTTCTACGTCTTCCATTAATAAATTTAAGGCTTCTTGAGCATTTTCTTCGTTGACATAACAACGTAATACTACACCTAAGAACCTATCCTTGTATCCGCCAGCTTGGTATTGGCGGGTTTCGCTTCCTGCATTTAAATGAATTGCAGGAAATTCTTCTATTTCATCCCAAAACTTTAAAAAAGGGTGAACATTATTTGCAACATCTGTAAGCATGGCCCCAGAACCATCAATGCCTTTTAGCTTCTCTGCTAGTGCTTTGAGTATATTAGACCTACGTGAAGTATAAGTTCTTTCTATAGTCATTACACTCTCCTAGTATATAGTCTTACTTGTACCAATTCTTTTGCAATCTCTCTTATCGACTGATCTATTAAAGCTCTAGGGTCTCTCCTAACACTAGCGAATCTAGAACCACTACTACTCTCAAAAACTTGGTAGGGGTTCTTTTGATACGTATAACCTATACTTGGTAACCCTGAACGAGTTGCTAAAACATCTGTTACTCGTACACTACTTGCGAATGTTCCTGATCTATAGTTTAGTGCGGGTGTTCCCATGTTTTTAGCTACTGTATCCGGTAGCTTTGCATTTAATAATGTCAATAGTCCTGTTACTGAAATTGATTGATTTGATCGTTGATCCTTTCCTGCTGGTCTTTGTTTAATCTTCCTTAACCGCTTTCTAGCTGTTTTAGCGGGGGCTTTCTTTTTACTTGTAGATATTGCCGTACCTTTTGTTTTCTTTTTTCTGTATTTCTTTTTTGGGTCAATAGTAGAAACAATCATTTCTTCTAAATCTTCGGGTATAGTACGAGATCCACGAAGATCTGTTATATCCATAGTTCCAAGGTCTCTGGTAAAAGAGTCCATACTTCCTTTTACTATATCAGCGAACATGCCGCCTACCCAAGCTGATAAACGTCCCTTAAATTGATTTAATTCTTTCCACTCTAGCTCTAACTCTATCGTACCTTCTATGCCACGAAGTAAACTTACATCTTTTGTCCAGTCTACTTTTAGGTCCGCTCCTGACTCTACCGCTGCGCGTAATTTATCGATTAGCTCTCTCTTATTTTCTGATGTAGAGCCTACTATCTTGTCTATCTTGTCTATATCTCCAGTTATCTGATAAAGAGCTAATAAAGCTTTTCTTTCATCCTGGGTAAAGTCTGGATCGTCCTCAAAGGTATCTAAAGCCAGTGCTATATAGCTTCTAAGTACACTTATGTTTTTATGTCCTAACTCGTAGCTTTCAGATAGATCAGGAAAAAGTTTTGCTGCCACCCTTTTTTGCTGTCTAAAATTAGCTTTTTTATCTACTATCTTCTTACCTGTTCTTATCTGAAAGGCTTGACCGTCTACTTGAAAAGTTTTTCTAGACGACTCTTTGTCTTTTTGAGACATCCCTTTGCTAGCTTTCTCATATGCTTTTCCAAACTCTTCGTATTTTTTAGCAAACTCTCCATCTACCTGAAGTATTTGCTTTACTTGAGGATTTCTATCAATAGCTTTCCTTAAAACCTTTGACTCTAGAAAAAGTCTTTTACTAAGAGTACCTGCTATACCTTTTACGGATCTTGGCTTTATAAGCTTAGCCATTAAAAATTCTTATACAAGTCTAAGACTCGTTTAATGTGGTCAGGAAATGCCACATTATCACGTTGACTAGTAGACGCTTGGTTCTGGATGCTTGCTGCACCAAGAGTTCTTCGTTCTTTATGCTCATCTTTAAGATAGTACGTAACCAAATCAATTACTGCTAATCTTAGATCTGCGGGGCAGGTATCGTATCCTGCCTTATAAACTACTTCTACAGAGCCAGGGCCATGTGGCCAAAACATATAGCCACCTTGATTTGTTCTTAAAATACTATCAGTACTATAATCAAAGTAGTACTGATAATCAGTTGTTGTTAGTGTTTCATAGGAAGAATCATAAGAAGATCTTTCTTTTACACTTACTACTGTATTAACAGGAGTTTCTGTTAACTGAACCGCATATGTGTTCCAAGTAATATTAAAAGTTTCGGTCTTGTTAGTGGCAAAGTAGTCTACTAAACTATTCCCACAATAGGTTTTTACTAATTGACTCACGGATGGAATTAAAGAGTTCAGTCTCAAATCTTCTTTTGGAGACTGAATTCCCTCTGACTCTTTATACTCTGCTAATGTAATTAAGTTTGCCATAAGTCCATTAATAAAAACCTTAGGGGAGGAAACCCTCCCCCTCAGTCTCTAGCTGTTATTAAGCTACTGAATCGATCTTGATACAAGGCTGATCTGCGCCTGCACCGGCGACGATTTCGTTGAAGCCCAAAGATTGGCTGGCAACGATTACGCGACGCTGATTCAATACTTCGTAATCCTGCTCGACGGTTACACCGCGGAGTCGTGGAGCTACGTAGTTTCGTGCGTATACTGCAAAGGCTACTGGTACACCAGCGCCTTCTGCGGCGAACTCTTCAGAAACGATTACTGGAGAGCCGAAAACAGCCCCAACAGTACCCGTTACTTTGATAGCCAGTTCAGTACCGACTTCGTCTAAGCTTTGGAAAGCTGAATCGCTTAACAAATCATAGTACATTTTTTGACTGACGACGAAAGTAACATCAGACGGATTCAAGCCGTACTTACCCATTTCCTTACGAGCATTCAACAAGTCAGCACCAGTCATGGTGTTGAAAGAAACACCCGCAGCTCCGTTACCGGAGATGTCGTGAGTAATAGCGGAAGCTGCACCGTGTCCATCAAGACCGGAAATAGTACCGTTACCTAAAAGGAAGGCCGATTCTACAGCGCGCCCGTGTGCACGTGCTACACCTTCAACCAACATAGGCATCAAGTTAATAAGAGTTTGCTCATCAACTTCGTTGTCCATAAAGGTGGTTGAGATCAAACGATAAGCATTCAAGATAACTTGCTTAGGCTGATACGTAGAGTTGGTTGCGCCGCGGTTCTCTAAAGTACCTGCGCGCTCAGTTGCACCTGCGCCGCTTGCCCATGATGCTGGTTCTACGTCTACCTGGATAGGAAGAACTGTAGACTTACCATTAACAGGGATTTCGCGGAACAAACGAGCTACTTTCAACTCATTCATGATTTCTTTCTCGATTAAACGAGAAACTTCTTGGTCAATATCGCCAGCATTAGTTGCATAGTCGATACCGGCTTTCTGTTGAAGATCTTGTGCAAAAGAAGTATTCCAACCCTTTTGAGTCATAACACCCAACATGTGAGCCTTCAAGAAATCTTGGCCCCACTTACTGACGTCAGATTTTTCAGCACGATCAGCGAATACTCGCTTAGATTCACGCATCTTCTGGATTTCTTCAGATTTCTCTTCGAGATCCTTCTTATACTGAGCAAGGACTTTACCCATATCTGCATCTTTAGCAGAAAGTTTTTCTTGCATATCGCTAAGAAGCTTTTCCGCCCCTGACTCTACGCCAGTTCTAATTGCTGATTTAACTTCTTCAGCTTGAAGATTTTTAGCTTCTGCGTCTGCAGCGGCTTTTTCTTCGGCTTCTTGTACAGCTTTAACTTCAGCTGCTTTTTGCTCGGCTTGCTTCATTGCAATCTTTGCAGCAGTTTCCTCTGCTACCTTCTTAGCAAAAGCTTCCAAGTCGACTTCGGGAGTATTAATTCCTTCCGACATATTAGTCTCCTTTTGGGCATTAGCCCCATCCTGTGCGTCACTAGCTAGTAATGATTTTTCATCTATAGCCAGAGACGGCTCGGCTAGTTCAACACTATTTATGAAAGTTTTTTTGAATTCTTCGTACTCAGACATCGAGTCAAAAGATTTCGCCAGAGAGAAAGTGGCTGCTTGATTGCAGGGAACGGAAACAACCGATACCTCAAACAACTCAGCGTCCTTAATCTTTAGTCCGTCAGTTTCCGTGATATAATCAGCATCCTTGATTCGGAAACCAACAGAAAAAGCCCCAAGGATACCTTCTTTAACTAGTTCACAAACATTAGCGGGTGCAGACTTGCTAATCTTTGCTTCTAACTCCAGGCCATTCTCTGTTATTTTAAGGCCTGTAGCTCGACCTATTGGTCGATCATAATCGTGATTGAAAAGAATAATTGGATTCTTCTCAAAGTTTTTCAAGCCGCCTTTTCCCCATGCTTCACTGGAGATAGAATCTCCTGCACGATCAAAATCAGCGGTACTTGCCATACCACGAATCATTACTGATCCGTCGTCTATGGAGTGTGTCTTAAAAGTAGACGTTAAATTAAAAATTTTATCCATATTATTTCTCGTCTGTGCTCTGTACCGCTGGAGCAGGCTTTGGCTTTGGAGCAGCTTTAGGAGCAGGCTTTGGCTTTGGAGGGGGAGGAGGGGGAGGATTCTCCG